GAACTGGGCTTCTGTACGAGTGTCGCGATATACGTTAAAGCGACCACCGAGATTACCAACACGAGCAATTCCAACAGGTTGTGTGTTAACGTTACCTTGAACTTGCATCCACTGAAATTCAGGGAGCATTTCAAGAATAGCGGCAACCTTAGGTGTAGCAACTATAAAGTTAGCAGCACCACGTCTGTTACGAATAGCAATTCGATTGGCTTCAACAATGATCTTCGCATATAAGTCACGATTACGTTCAGCCATCCAGCGGCCGTCAGCAGTAGATGGTTCCCATGTACTATATCCAGATCCTGTACCAGCGTTGAGAGCTACTTGAACCATCCTCATGAGCATTTCACGATCGATTTCGGCCTGAATTTCGTACGACATAGCGTTCGTTAATTCGGTGTCGATATCAATACCGTTCATGTTCTTAAGATCTTGTTCAAGTTCAACACTCCACTTAGCAGCGAGTCGTCTTGTACCAGCTTCAACTGACGTCTTTTCAAAAGATACTTCCATTTGAGGAATATCACTTGTAAGTTCGAAGTTTTTAAGAAGCGTTGCAATACCGTCGTCTCCAGTGCCGAATTGAAAATCTGAATGACCAGATAATCCGGAGCTAGAAGTACCAGTAAAGCGGGTATCAAGATGATTGTATCCTACTTCCTTACCGTCATTCGATGAAACCATATGAGCGACGGAACTAGTTCCATCACTATCAGAACCAGACCTGCCGGTTCCGAGATAGCTTCCATCATACTTGTACCGCAACGCAAAAGCGAGACCAACGGGACCAGACATAGGCTGGACACCAACGATTTCGTTTGTGATGAGTTCCGGGAATGTACGACGGATCATCGGGATAAGGATCTTAGGGAGACGAGCATCACCGTTAGCGTAGTTATCACCAGCGCGGACGACGTTTGGTTGACCAGTGCCTATAGCACCGGCGGAACCGAACGATCCTCCACCTCCAGCGAGGTTGGCTTCTTGTAAGCACCACTGCTCTTGGTTTTCCAAGAGGATAGCGGTATTTACACGGTCATGATCATTTTCAATCTCAGCTACATTATCTGAAGTGTAGTCCAACACAGGGTTCCACTTTTCTAAAAGAGCGTCTGCACGATCCCTATCGATATAAGCGGGGGTTGGTTTTACAATATTTGACATAATAATGTTTTCCTTGTTTACCTTGACTCAGGTTATATAATAACCTCAACTTACAAATACCTAAAAATAGGCAAAATTAAGCTCTCTGTAACTCCTCCATGTAGTTACTTAAGAGAGGATTGGCTTGCTCATCCGTCACGGCTTGTGCGGTATTAGCAGCTTGTGTATTTTCAGAAATGACCTGCGTTTGTTTCTTTGTAGGTCTATCAACTATTTCTTTCTTCTGTTCAGCTTCTTTCTTAAAAGATGCTAAACGATCTTCTTCTGTCTTTTCTAGAAGCTTTAGAGTATAGTTATAATTTTCTTCTATAAATTCTGGAGTTTTGTTTCCTAATACTTTGAACATATATTCTCGTTTAATCTTCGGAAGATCTTTTGTCTTTTGTTCAAGTACTAAATTTGACTGAGCTCTGATCAACTCTTTTGTAAGAGTTTCGTTCTTTTCAGATAATTGCTCAGCATGACTGGATAAATTATCAATCTTTTCTTTACCATCCTTAACTGCGCCTCTAATCGAGGATTGAGCTAATGCGTTATCAACAGCTAATGCTTCTCTTAATTGCTTAAGCATACTAGTAGCGGCTGTATTCTTCATAGCCTTCTTAATATCAGCTTCCGGGATGGCTCGTTCGATATAAAGATCGAGATAGTTACTAATGTTTTCAACCAACTGGTCTTTAAAACCACCGGCATCTTCATTTAATGTAGAGTTAAATTTTTCAGCGACAACAGCTAATTTCTTAGCATGGTCAGAGTTTATAGCTTTAACAAGCTTATTTAATTTTTCTGTATGATCGGTATCAATAGCTTCTAACAGCTTCTCCAATTTCTCTGAGTGATCTTCATCCTGTTCGGTTAAAGCCTTCTCGACGTGTAAAGCAGCTCGTTCACTAACAGACTGCTCAAATACTGTTTCTATCTCCGTAAGAGCTTCTTCCGAAAGTATACCTTCGGTTGCTTCTCTCAGCACTTTTGTTATTGATGGTTTATCGCTCATTTTTAAAAATATTGTTTTGTTTTTGTTTATTCATTTGCTGTAAGAGTTTATGTTCTACAGCTGCTTTTAAATATTTATCCGCCGCCGCATAATTTTTCTCGTTTACGCATTGTATAAACTGTTTAATATTTATAGCTTCTGACGTTTGTTTCTTATTCATAATTATTAATATTTATTCTTTACGCTTGTTAAGAAGTTTAATACTTGTTCCTTTAAGTATACTTCAACATCGTTTTTGGGTAGGGTTGATATGTTTTTCTCGAAGTTATCATACAGTTCGCAAAATGTACCATCTGTATTACATACATATTGCTTACTCTCTAATATACCGTTTACAAATGCTTTTGGATAACTAGGATCTGCAACACAATCAACAGCAATAAGTCTCATATCTTTAACAGTATTTTCTCCACTTTCGTTCTCTACTAATTGGCCTAACGATCTGCTAGACACTCCTAAAGAGCAACCATCATTAATTAATGACTGTACTATTAGACCTGCTGGCGTACTTAAAACCTTAGAGCGCCCCATTACAACATTACCCTCAAAATACAAATCTGTAACTAGGTGGCATGCTTTATCGAGACTTACATCAGCTGATGTAGGGTGATTCAATTCACCGAAACTTCTCTTCTTCTTAACACATTCAGTGACATACCTATCAACCTCACGCTTCATCTCTTCTACAGGATATAATCTATTGTTCCTGTTGATCTCATTACATACCATGTAAGGGCCTACAATATGCATAGATTTTTTCTTGCTCGAACTCTCTTCTTCAATGAGGTATTGAAATTGATCGACGTCAGTTTCTTCGACTAGTAAATTAAAAGGTGATGTGGTCATTCTACAAATATTTATTCTCAAATGCTCGATTTCAATGGAATAGATGGTCTTCCGTCAATACTTGAAATTTATACCCATGTTTTTTACACCATTGCTCTGCAGCTTTCCATTTAGATTGGTTGCGAATATATTCGATATTTTCATATAATATCGTACTTTTCTTCTTATTACCGTGAGTTTTTGGTTTTTGGGTTTGTCTCTTTGGTTTTATTTCAATTAGATATTTTACGAGTGTATTACCTTCTCTTATTATAACCTTATTATCAACCATATATCTATGTGCTCTACCATCGAGCGGATTGACATACGGTATAATAACTGATTCACTAGTCCACTCAACAATATTCGGGTTGTTATCACACCACCGGAAGAATTTTAATTCCCAGCTACTTAGGTATCGAGGGTTGCCTTTGCCTTTATATTTTCCTGTCGGTAGAGGTTTGTATGTACCTTGCTTATATTTAGAATAATTTTTTTTCTTCATTATAAATCATAGCTCGGACCGAATAGCGGAAAGATATGAGGATCGCCGGCGGCATAGCTATCGGTATCTGTTGACACTTCCCAGTCACCTGTATAGTTCACAGTCGGTGTTTCAATCGCATAATATGTAGCCGATGTAAAATCGCTGCTGACTAGCCATCGCTCTTTTAATCTTGTATCTAAACTATCATCCCATCTCACTATAGTAGCAGTAAAATCATTTAAATCTATATCAGTACCTACGAGATTCATTTTTTTTAAGAACGATGGGTTACCTCCTGTGGAAGGTTTCTCTTTATAATAATAGAAATAATCATATGTGGGTTGATTTTCTAGCGTTATTGTAGATGAAGCATACGACCAAAAATTATGAACTCCGGTTCCAAGACCGAAATTAAGATTTGAAGGTGTAGAGCTTCTATACCGGAAATTAGGGCTTAGGTATATTCTAGCGTAAGAACTATTACCGGAAGTGGTTGGCCAACTCTCAATGGCGCCAGTACCTACTCGGTTTTCCGCTGGCTCGAACGGAGCTGTTATGCGCTGAAAAGTACCTGTGGTGCCCTGGTATACAGTACCCATGGCTTATCTTTATCCAACAAAGAACATTGGAGGTGAAGCATCTCCAAGACCAGCTGCACCTTCGTATAGGTTCGCTTCTAATTTATCTTTTTCTGCTAAGCCTTCACTTAAAAGTTCACCATGATTTAATGTACCTCCTCCGAATAGAGCGGTACCGGCATATTTTCCTCTTATACGCCCTATTGTTATTTTAGTTAATGCTAACGCGTACTGATATACCCAGACTTCTTTGACTAACTCTCTAACGGGCTTCTCAACATATGCTCCTATTAAACCATAGAATTCGGCTGTATTAGCTCTACCGGGTTCTGGTGTTAAAAATAATCGCTGATGTGCGCTATCAAATTTAAAATAATGTTTTTGTGATAAGAGAGTGCTTCTTACATCTAACCAATTTTTCATAGTGTACCAGCTAACAAGATCGAATCCGTATTTTCCCATCGCATAACTAAAATATGTCTGCTGTGCTAGGGTTTGCTCTAATGTAAATAATGTATTAACCCCTGTTGTAGAGCCTTCTTCAAATGAATACACATCTATAACTTTTCTATAGTTATCTAAATCGTAATCATAACCAGCAGATACCGCGGTTGAGGAAGTCGACTCAGTCGAGACGCCAGAAGGTGAAGCTGTATACGTCGCGCGCATTTCTGGTGTATAGGAAAACACTTTATCCATTGGTAACCCTCTACCATACTCGTATAGTGAACTATTAAACACTAGATACTCTTCCGTATAACCTCCGAACTTAGAAAACATCTCTATTGATATAGAAATGTTATCCATTACTTGATCCTGATGTGTCTCTACGTTAATCTGAGGGTAACCTAAAGACATCGCTATTCGCTCAGCTAATTTAGCGAACGTTGTTATTCGATGGTTTAGA